AGTTACAATACGACACTTCCCCGTTTTGATAGATATTTACCTTTAAATTATAGCTAAAATGTTCAAGTTTCATTTCAGCGCCACCTGCGGCATAGGTTTTGCATGAGAACTTAAACTGTTTTGAGTTGGCATACCTTCCTACATACATCGTTGCCATCATTTTAACAACGGTTGATTTTGCGATTTTTTTCGCTTCTACACGTTTCATATAACGTACCTGCTTTCCATATTGATACCTGTATTGTATCATATGGCGCGAAAGTGTCAAGGTCATTACCGTAAAGTATAAACTTTCTAGACTTTACAAGCAATTTGGTTGCGAAAAGCCTTGAGGCTCTAGGTGTTAGCGCTTTTTTTAACGAAAAAAAATATTTTTTTTTACAATCGCGACAAGCTGCGTCCAACTTCTTGACATTCACGGTAGGTCATTTCATCCTTCACGAGCATAGCACTTTCAGTAACCGTGTATCGTGAAACTCCGAGTTCGTCATCCCGCTTCATGCGAAGGAAATAACCCCTCGTGATGATCATGTATTCGTCACCTTTACGAATGAGCATTTTCCCGTCGAGGTCCGTCATTCCTTCTTTGACCTTGTCAAGTCCAGGATAGACCATGTAGCCACCTGTTTGTTCTGCATAATCAGGAATACAAATCATTAGTTGTTGGGCAATAGACAGGCCTTGTTTGGTTTTCGCATCTTGCTCCACAAAGGCTTCTAATAACACTTTGCTATCCAGCACAAAATGGCGGAGATAGAATTCTGTTTCACCTTTTCGTGAGGTATGTAGAGTCATGGTCAGGCGATCGTTTTCGAGTTTACCTGTGTAGACATCATCCTCATAGCGGATGGTCACGTCCCCAGTTTTTGGGCTGTAGCTTCCCTTGAAGTTTCCGACTGCTGGTGTTTCAATGACGGGGTCATACAATTCCAAAAAATCAGGAAATGATGGTTTTACCACCATAAAGGTTGCGGTTTCTGTTCGATTTAAAAAGCGCATCTCATTCCTTTCCTTTCTTGTTGTAACGTTTCATCCAATCCTTGCTGTGGTCACTTGCTAAGCCGATAACGTACATGATAAGGGCAACAACAATCCCAAACAAGCCCAAGATGGCCCAAATTTTAGGTAAATGATACTTATCGACTGCCCATAGCAAATAACAGCTTCCAAATCCAATGATGAGGTTGATCCATTCTCTGAGCGTTGGCATATGTTTTTTCCCCTTTCTTAATAAGTTAGAACATAACTGTCTGATAATCCAATGGTTGAGTATCCAAAGATAGTGAGTTCCATTGGTGTAATACCAGTCATGGTTGATTTGATTTCTGAGTTGCGTGCAAGGTATCCTACACGGTGAGCTTCACCTGATTTCGTACGCACAACCACTGCAACAGCTGTTGGGTCATATTCATTTGTTGGTTCTGGTACTAACAGGGCTTGCGTGTGGAATTCAATCACTCCAAATTCACTTTCTTCTGGTGCAACGGTTTCCCCTACTAATTCTACAATTGGTTTTTGTTCGACGAATGTAACGCCGACGACTCGTTCTTTTGTCATATAATTTCCTTTCTTAACTTTCCGTTTTAATTGTATAGCCATTCAGCCACGCGCGTGCAAAATCGTCGATATGGTTACGAATCCAATCCCTCACGTCTGTTGGCGCAAATTCCTCTTTGAAAATGTAGTACATCACGCGGTACAGTTCGTACTAACCTTTAAATTCTTAAAGCTCAATACGTGATGAAAAGTTGCATTCGATGAGAAATTCACTTTTCAATTTTGTTGAGTGACAGCGGACCTAGTCAATTGTATTTCTGACAAATGAGCCTCGGTACGCTTTATTCCATGTGGTCTTATCATCAACTGGCGCAACTGCGGGCACCTCTAAACAATCAATCAGGTGATTTACCTGACGTCATGTCTTACTTTTAAACCTTAATGGTTTTCACTTTCGGATTATGCCGATAGCTTAACAAACCCTCATGCAAAGCATTCGTATAAATTCCCATTACCTCCATGTATTTTCGACCAATGTTTAAACTTCCGTTTACATCGGCGTTAATTTCCTTGCCGGAGGCATCGACAAATAAACCTCGCTTCACACGACGACCAAGATAGGCGTCATGATGTTCGATGGTTTCTCTGTCCGTAAACGAACATTTACTCGTGTGGGCTTCCTCGGTTTCAACATAGTGAATGCCAACCCGTTCACACTTATAGGCTAACATACTGCGAAGTTTACCAAACGGAATGGATACGAAGTTTTGATTTGTTTTTCTTCCTAGGTTGATGTTTTGTTTTTGACCAACATTATGACCGATAATAAAGGTATCAATGTCGTTCTCAACTAAATAATTCACCAAATCCGTAGTGATTTTGTGAAACAAATCATGAATTCGCATATTTCGTTTATGGGTAATCAAACTTGCACGTTTGGACCAGGTTTGTTCTTCCGGGAGTTTAGACAAGGCATGTGCAATCTCTTTGTTATAGAGTTGATTGACCGCTTTGACTGGTCGCCCATTATAAAGAAGGGGCTTAAAGACGTTACTGGTCACCGTTAGTAAATTGTTCATGCCCGGGTCAGCAAATGCAACCCGTGAAAATGAAGGCGTAACGGACGGTTTCACAATGTCATAAACCACTTCAATCACATAGTGGTTTCCATTCGGAACAATACGAACATTCGTAATCTGACCTTTTGGAACAGCAGACTTCACAACGATGCCAGTCTTAGAGAGCTTGATCAAACGGAAATCCTCATGGTCTTTGATACTCAAAGCCCCTTTTTCGTAATTGATCACCTGGCGACCGTCCTTCTTCAGATACTTGGGTAGACGCACCGGCTTGTCGTAATCACCTTCTTCTTTCTTTTTCGTAAGAGCAAAGAAAGACTTGAAGGCCTTATCTACAAGCATTTGAACTTGTTTAGAAACCTTGGCTGGCAAGTTACGGTAATCAACCTGGTTTTCTTGTGTGAAACGTGCGTTTACCTCATAGTAATTTTTAAAGTCGTCGTTAAAGAAGGATTGACGTTGTGCATACAAGGTTGCGTTATACAAGTTTTTTGACAAAAAGCAAAGAGCATCGCATTCTTGAAAGAATGGATGATGTTCGGATATGATATGCCGTTCAGTTAACGACAGAATATTAGAACGGTCTTTATAGATCCGTTTCTTCTTCGGTTTCTTGTCCGTCATCAATATCGATACCTTTCTATGCAATGCGAACACGGTAATAGGTGCGGTCGCATTCTTGCTTTTGATAATGGTGCACAATTTGTGCCTCTGCTAATTCTGTTTCGACATTTGTGTCATGTCCTTCAAGTACCACGTGAGGGTTGCTCGGGTGAACAATGGTAATCACATCGTCGTTCTTAAAGGTTGTTTGCTCTAAAAATTGTTTAATGGTCATTTTTCCCTCCTAAAAGGGACCGTTCGGCCCCGTTCTTACGCGTGTAGTGGTTGTGCACCGTGGTTGTAAGCGTAGTGAGCGACGCCGCGGAAAACATTTTCATTTTCAATGTCGCTGACACGGTAAGGTGCGGCAGATTTGAAAGTTTTCACGCCCCAAATAAGGGCATTGACATACAAGTTTCCGGCTTTTGCGGCTTGATTGGCACGGCGTGTAGCCCAGCCTTTGTTCATTCCATTTTCAACAAATAATTGACGAAGTGTTTGTGTGTTTTTCATAGTGAGTTCCTCTTTTCCAAATTTTATAAGGTTAGACGGCACCAATCCCCGGTCGAAGACAGCTGGGATTGATACAAATTATTTTTTTTCAGGGAGAAATAGGGGTTTGGGGCAAAGCCCCATTTTAGTCGCTGTCGCGTAGGCGACGGCGATGTTTGTCATGCCTGCGGTAAGCCTTCCCGTTTTTAGTGACACCGCTTCCAATAGCTTTTGCTCGTAGGTATCCTTGCAATTCCTCAGGTGTCATTTTTCGTGAGTTCGGTTTGACTTTGATTGTGATTTTTTCCACGGCGCCACTTCCTTTCGTATTTTAGTTTTCAATTCACGTACCTGCACCTTTATTGTGAAAGGTACCAGTTGATTTTGTTTTCACAAAGAAATAGGGGTTTGGGGGCGTGGCCCCATTTAGTGGTCTTTTGCGTATGCAAAAGACCAAAAAAAAAGACCAACAGCTGGTCTTTTTGTGGTTATTGTACTGGGATGTGATCCAACATACGGTAATGCTCAATGGTGTAGCTAGGTTCGCCCTCATTTGCAACTTTGCGGATTTCTGTTTTCAAAAACCAATCCCAAACCACATAAGGAGCTTCAACGTCCCCTTCGACATCTTCGTGAATGACGGTGCGAATGATTTCATCAGCTAGTGGCATGAAGTTTTCATAGGTAGCTTTACCTCCAATGACGTAGACGTCTTCGGTTTTTGCGAGTTCCACAACTTCAGCTTCATCCACAACACGCAAGTTTTGAAGGTCACCTACGGCCATGTCCAACACACCCATGTCTTCAAAATTCATGAAGCCACGTGCATCGTACAAGAGGGTCAAGCGGTTTGGCAACAAACGCCCTTCAAATCCTTTGAAGGTATTATAACCTACCACAACGGCATGTCCTTGTGTGGTTGTTTTAAAATGTTTCATTTCGCTGGTAATGCACCATGGGAGTCCGTCCCCTTTTCCGATAAATCCGTTTTCGCTTTCCGCCCAAATTAATTTTAAGCTCATTGTTCTTCCTTTCTAGTAGTCAACGACCCATGTAATCCAGACCTTGCCATCTACCGGTACGACAGACGTCGCCCGCAGATGAACGGTATTTAGGGCCTTAATGACCAGTTGAATGATGTTAGGGTTGACGGATGGAAAAGTGAAAACTCCGTTTACACCTTTCACCATGGCGTCTACCGCTTCATCGAGTTCTAATTCCAGTTCTTCACGCTCATGTTCTGACACCTGTGGCAAAATTTTTAGCAAAAACTGGTACAACTTTTCGGAGGAGTTTTTATTCATCGTCATCCCCTTCCGTTAGCTTCGCAATACGCTCAGCGACAGAGCGGCTAGCCTCTAGGCGTTCTTCATAGGTAAAGAGCCCCACATGTTCATTGGCTTCAGACAACAAATAGAAACCTTTGATATAAGCTGTAATGGCTTTAGCCAAATCAAAGGCTTCCCGACTTTCGGCATAGTATAGTGGTGCATCCTTGTGAATGTACCAGCCAGCCAATTTACCGTTTGCAAGTGCAGTGAGAAAAATCCGCTCACCCAGCTGTTCGTTAAGCTCAATGAGCGTATCGGTCAACTCGCCTTCATCCCTGGCTGTTTCTTGCAAGGTATCAGCGAAAATCGCGAGGGTCTCTCGAAATTCGTCCATTAAAAATCCCCTGTTCTCATAGCAACGGCCATAACAGTTTGCGCCTCTAGCTCTTCGAATGTTTCATCGTCTAGTTCGATTTCGCTGTCAACCGCGGCTCCGATGCTATAAAACTTGTCGATATAGTTCAACAAATCTTCCGCGAGTACGCGTGGTGAATCGGTTTCCTTGGTGATCAATGGCGCACCGTGGAATACATAACTCGCAAGCAATTCACCTTGAGGTGTGGCCGCAATGGTGATCATTTCGTCGTGTTCTTCATCGATAAGAATGGTTCCCACGACTGAGTCGTTTTGCTCTTTCGCGGCTTGAATGGTTTCGTTTATGTGTGCAATGACGATGTTTACACCGTCTAACATTGTTGGTTCCATATTTCTTTTCCTTTCGTGTTCGTGTAAAACATTTCAATCCACGCATCCGTACGGGGATGCGACAGGGCGTTATGTCCCGTTCGTGGCCGTATTGGTTCTCACGTAGTCCCAATCTTCCACTTGTTATCGAATTTCGATAACAGGACCTCTATTCGTGACGTGAAAGGTCCGGGGTGGTTTTACATTCCGCCGAATGTTTCAGCACCAGCCATAGCGGCGACACCTGCTAGGTCAGCTGAAGCCTCAACAGACAATGTGATAGAATCTTCCACACCACCGTGCAGTTGGTAAAACTGTCCGATAAACGTGAGCAAGCTTTCTGCCATCTCACGTGGAGAGTCGGTTACCTTGCGGATGATAGGGACCGAGCGAAAAATGTAAAATCCCATCATTTGTCCTTGAGGATTGGCGGAGATAATCAACCCTTCATTTTCGGTTTTGTCAAATTCTAGGACAGCAACGGCGATTTCATTTGCTTGTCGCGCTTCGTGAATGACTTCGTTACAAGCCGTGATCATGTCGTTTAGTTGTTCAGTTGTGTATTGTTGTTCTGTATTCATTTGAATACCTTCCTTTCTTTTTGTTCGGGAAAACCGAACGATAATGATGTTTTTAACTAATTTATTGAGTAAACGTTCGGGACGTCCCGAACAATGATCCAAAATGGGTGAAAAATACGATAACATTCGTAAAATTCGGCCGTTTTAGAGCCATTTGGACGAAATTGGAGAAAATTGGATTTCAATTTGGATTAAATGGTAGCGCTTACAAGCGCTGGTATGACTGACTTTCTACTCTAACCTCATCATTTTTGAAAAAAGTAAGAAAAATTTTGATGAGTGGTCAGAAAAAATTTTTTTTGTGAAATCGATGCTTTGATGTTCAAACAATCCAAAATCCCTTCATGCCGGGATTTGAGAACGCTTACAAAAAATCCAAATTACCATCCAAAATCATCCAATTCACAAACTTGGCCAGTATAATAAATGTGCCAACGTTCGGATTTTGCTCATCCTTTGTAGTTGACAGCAAGATCGATTAATAATGTCTGGAACCGTTCGTAGTTGTCGACTGAGCCCATAAAGTCGGTTTTCAGGTACAACAAATATTCCAAGGCTTTTCGCTTGTTATCGGTACTCGCCTTTGTTAAGTGATCCATCCAACGTTTACGGTAGGTTTCGGAGTTGTCGTCAATGAGCTGACGAATGGACTCCATGTCCAAATAGGCTGCCGCGTCGACAACCCAATCAGGGATCGAGGCAACCACATTGTGGATGAGCCGTTTGACCTGTTCCCTCATGACGTGCGTCGCACTTTCTGGCTCATCATACGCCATGACCATGATTTGAAGCTCATCGGTTGACTGCTCATCCAAAACGGTTTCATACAGTTTTTCCGGTTCATGAACCGGTTGAAAGTGATAGGCCGCAAATACCGGTTGCAAATCTGGATACTGCTCCAAATCATCAATCAAGGCGCAAACCACTTTCTCACGCTTTCGCTCGGCAAGCAAAATACGTTTTAGGGTTTCTCGTTTATCGTGTTTTGCCCCATATACGGCACCTTTAATGGTGCGTGGCGTTTTGGCTTTTGGGTGTTTTGGTGTGATAGGCAAACAAGCTTCTGCAATATCCCGTGCTTCGCTTTCGCTAAAGATTCGAACCTCGCGGTTGTTAGCCCGTAGTTCAGTTTCAGCACTTTCCCATAGGTCGCTTGCTTGCATTTTTCGGAGCATTTTGCCGTATAGGCGGTCAACATCGCAAATTGCCACAAGCCCTTGGCCTGCAAAGATCCGCGCCCATTCGTGTATGCTTTTCTTGTCCATTTGGGTTCCTTTCTATAGGTCATAGATGCTGTAACCTGCATAGTCTTCCAGTACGTCAATTCGATAGTTGAGACCGTCCATGGCTTTTGAATAGTCGTTACGGGTTTCGACAACAAAACCGGGGTCGTACCACATGTACGTATAATCCCACGGATTTTTCCGGTTGTATTCGCGCACGGCTTTTTTTACTTCAGGTAGTTCCTTCAAATACATACCAATTGGCATATTGTTTTTGAGTTTATTGGTCCAGCGTGCGACGAGGAAAATAGCTGCCCGTTGGTTGCTTGTGTATTCCATGTCTAGGTCCTTTCTAATTCCTCACAAAGCCTCAATGAGTCCACGTGCAAGTGTATCGTAGTTGGATGCTTGTTGTAGCAACTGGATGAACACTTCATCACTAATACTTTCCCTCATAGGAATGATGAAACATAATTCAGAGATACTATATGGCCGCGCCCATAGGGGGCTTCCTGACTCAAATAGTTGTGCCACGCTCATGGTCTCTTCCAGCACGGTCGGTACCGCTTTTGTGGCTTCAAGTTTTAGGTCAATGTTCTTTAATGTGGATTTATATTCGCAATACACTCGATACATTTCGAGTTCTTGTACCGTAGGGCTATGCGACAAATAAATGTCATGAAGTTCATTATCTGTGGGATAATGCATTGCGTGTATTTCCTTTCACAAAAAAAAGAAAAAGCGTGGATTTCCACGCTTAGTCAATGTTCACATCTTCGATGGTCTTATCATCACGGAAGCCTAATACAACAGGGAAGCGAAGAGAGCGTCCACCGTTTTTGTTTGTGGTTTCCTCAAAGAACTTAATTTCAATGATTTTACCAAGGTATTCCTCTTGGTTGTTCCAAATGTGTTCGCGTTGTTCTTCGGTCAAACCAGATGATACGTTAAAGGTATTGTCTTCGTCCAATTGAACGATAAGGGACTTAAGGCCACCACGGTTTTTACCGTCAATAGCTTCCTCAAAACCAACAACTAAGAGGTCGGCTGTATGCATTTTCTTCACTTTGAGCAAACCTTTGGTGCGTTTGGTTTCATATTTAGCATTTGGGTCGTTCAGCATAACCCCTTCGAAACCTTGAGCGGTTGCATAATCACTCCAAGCTGGAATGCCAGCTTTATCAGCTGTTCCAAGAACAGGAATAGCACGAACCAATTCCCCTGCTGTAAAGGTTTCAAGGTAGTTTTTACGGCGTTCAATATATGGTAGTTTTGACTTTCCAGCGGTAAATTCCGCATAAGGAAGGGCGTCAAAAATGTTGTAACCAAGGCCGTCACATTCACCATCAGCTGAAATCATTTGGCCAGTTTTTTGGAAGCGCTCACCACTTGTCCATTTGTTTTCAGGATCTTCAAGGAGAAGTTCCCCATCAAAAATGAAGTGACCGAGATTTGCGTCAACAACACTTTCAATATCCGCTTTCAACTGGCTAAGCCCGTCAATGACTTTCCCTTTGCGAGTTTTGACAGAAAGCACTTTACCATCTTTGACTTCTACCACCGCACGGAAACCGTCCAATTTTTGAGTGACAACAAAAACAGCGTCGTCTTTATACCCTTGGATTTTTTTATCATAAGGGAAAGCCAATTGCACGTCAAATACAGGGATGAAATCAACACCATATACTTTGTTGAGCAAACTTGCTCCAACTGTTGTGGTCCATGATTTTCCAATCACTTGAGCAAGAACATCTTTGGTGTGTTCATCGTATTGGTTGATAAAATACTGCACCATACCGATTTCATTTTCAGTTCCGGTATTGTGTTTCAGCAAATAGTCCAACAATTCTGGAAGGGTCAAGTCGTGAGCGACCTGTTCAACGGCTTTTTGAATTTTTTTAGTGGACAAACCAATAACTTGGTTTGGGTCACCCAAAAAGTTCAAAACACGTTTTGTGACAGGGTCTGTCACTTCTTTCAAAATGCTTGTTTTGTCAGAAATTTTGCTAGCTTCTTTTAGGTTTTCTAGGGTTGTTACTACTTTTTCCATAAATATTTGGTACCTCGTCTTTGTTTGTTTTCAAAAGGAATTAGGGGTTTGGGGCGCAACCCCATTTGGTGAGCCTTTGCGTAGGCAAAGGCGATGGTTCTCTTCTATTATATCACACCTTGTTGGATTGGTCATCTGGTTAAATTGCAAAAAAAAAAGAAATCCCCGAAGGGATTTCGTTAGTTTACACCGCTCTCAGTTCACACCACTCACATGAAAAATAGGGTTGTTATTGTCAATACGGATAGCGGCGTAACCTTCTTCACTACGATAACGTTGCAGGTTACTGTTTAAACCAATAAGGCCCTGGTTACTCGTTTCAACAAATAGTGATTCAGGGAGTGCGCGCCCATCAATCAGGTGAATCGTACCGCGTACCTGAAGGCCATTCAGCACTTTAAAGCTGATCATTTCAGTGGCGTCAAACATAACCGCTTCTTCGAGTTGGTCTTGTTCCTCGTAGGTATAAGTTTCGAGGCTCATACCGTGGTCCAAACCATTACGCAAAACGTTCATAACGGTGATAGCATTCAAGCTTTCAATGTCGGTGACTGAGATGCGTTGGCTGGTGCGAGCGGCATAGTCGATAGCGACAACAAGATATTTGACAGTACGTTGATTAATAATCATAATTTGTTCCTTTCGGTTTTTGTGCAAAGGTCATTCGAAAATAACCAGGTAAGAGAGGCGAATTTGTTCGGTGTTCCAAACAATCATTTCATTGTTGATAACACCTTGCGTACCGCCAGTAATGTAGATAGAGTCGTAGCCACCTTGTCGAGCGTTGGATGGGATTTGATGTCGGGCAACTGAGTTATTTGGTTTGTACTCATTGCCCATAGCGGTATCAGCGAGGAACATGTAGGTTGCATTTCCTTTAGACGAATGTCCCCAGAACCCACAAGCGTAGTTCAAGGCTTTTGTACTCTGGTCGGACAGGTAGACACCGTCTCCAAACATGCGCCCTGTAATACCGTAGCGACTATCGTTTGATTTTGGACAGAATAGCCCTGTTCGCAAAATGTTCAGAACGTTTTGTGCGGTTGTACCGTGCCACAATTGTTTGACATTACCAACCTTGTTCTGTACGGCTGTGTAATGAGCCTCTTCCTCATCGTTGTATTCGATAGCAAGAGCGGCCTTCACTTGTTTTTGTGATGCCTGGCGGTGACGGTCTTGTTTGGTTTCATCGAACATGCGTTTGATGTTGTTCAACTCGTCGGTTGTTGCTGTACGAAGTTTTAACTTAAAGAGACCTTTGAAGGCATCATCATCAATAGCGACGTCTTTTTCGTTTTCCAAGCTCTTTTCGTAATCCGCCACGTGCTGTTTGAGGACATCGAACAGTTCTTTTTCATGCTCCCAATCGGTCACAACAGTTGCTAATGGTTGCCCAATGCGAACATAGTGAGGAATGTAGGTGAAATATTCCTTGATGAGTTTGTGTTCACCTTGCATAATACGCTCCAGCAAACCTTCAGCTTTTGCAATGGTCTTACTGGTCAATACACCAATATCTGTTTTGACCGCACCTGATGCTGTCATTTCGAGCTTGTATTTCCCATCGAACAAGTCATGGGTATTTGCTTCTACTAGTTTTTTGACAAAAGCTTCTACTTCTGGGTCTTGAGCAATAGCTTTAGCCACTCGTTCATCTTTGTTAGCAGTTTGGCCCACGTCCTTACCCTCATGCGTGTCAACTTCGATGTAGCCTTTTTTGATTTTGGAATTGATTAATTTGTCATAGGACGCTCGTGTTCCCGCTTTTTGACCTTTGGTGCAGGTGGCGCCGATTCGTCCGTATTCGTAGTAAATGGTTGACCCGTCATAGCTGGCCTTGTAGTATTTGTTGTGGTCACTCCCACTACCTCCAGCTCGTCGGTCAGCACTATCCACACAAACTAATGTTTTTGTGATTATAGCCAAATAGCTTTTTTCCTTTATATAGTTGTAAAAAGGGATTGGGGGGTTGGGGGGGGAGCCCCATAAAAAGAGCCGTTGCGTGGGCAACGGCGATTAGGATTTACGAGCTTTTTGAAGCTGTTGACGTAGGCGTTCACGCATTTCATCAGATACAAAGCGTTTCTTTTTGAGCTTACGACTGATACTATAAGGCCCGTCTAAAACTTTAGCACGTAGGCTAATCACACGGTCACCTTCGACTTCGTGGTCTAATAGCTCCATACCGCCATCCGCGATGATTTTGAGGTAGTGGTTGATGTCGTGGACATAATTAGTTTCGACCACTGTTTCTTTGGTTTTCGGATCATACCAAATATGCGTTTCCTGCTCGTGAAGCCTCACCGCCCAAACCGCGTTTGGGTAGCGCTTCTGTCATCGGGTTCCGCGGTTTCAGCTTCGTCCCAATGACAGACTTCCTTCTCTGTCCATACGACCTAAGCCTGAGTTTTTGATGCTAAAGCAACAAATTCACTTCTTAGGTTAATGAGGTCAGACAAGGTGCAGGTGCTCCTCTTAGCTACCTGAGGAACTTTTGCCTCAAGTGCTAACCGTTGCGTCTCCGTAACGGTTTTTAATAGGTGCCGGATAAAGAACCGGGCACCGATGTTATAAGATGCGTTTAAATCCGCATTGTAGGTTTTGCCAGTTGGAAATTCCATAAGGGCATAGGGTGTTTCTGGTGCAATTTCTCGTCCACGTTTAGACCAGCCTGAACCATCAAATGCTAATCGGCTAGTATATCGAGCATTTACGCGAGCAATACGCAAACCGTATTGATGAGCCCGTTGAGCTAATACCTTATAAATGCGTTTGTAGCGCCAGAAATGCGCGCGTTTGACAATGTTCTTGCCCTTAAAGTCTAAATACTCAAGAACGAAAACGTCTACTCCGTACTCGTTTCCAAAATCAAGGATAGCCTTGACGGTTTTATCAGCAATATCTTGACTGATTCCAGCCACACTACACCAAAGCCTTTTATTGTGACGGGAACCGCGTTTTTGATTGCGTTTGATACGCCCTAGTTTTGTGTTCAGTCGGTCGTGCTCTTTGCTAAACGAAATGAATGTTCGTGCATAAACCGTACCGTCTTGACCCATAATGGTACACGTAGCGTCCGTATTCAAACC